AATGGGTCTGTATCCTTTATGATTTGTAAATTGTCGTCTACTTTTACGCTTGGAGTGGAAAAAGCAAGTCCCCATTTTCTTAATTTCTTTCCCAATAATGGAATTGCCTCAATTGCAACGCCTATTCTTTCCTGAAAATTAAGCATCATCTTTGCATTTTCTTCCTGTACTAATTGTTTCCTCTGCGCATTTACAAAATTAGATTGTTCCTCTGCTGGGAGTGCTGCGGCATTTGCACTAATATCATTCATTTTTCCCTGAATATTATTTGCTTTATTTATGCTATTTCCCGCACCCATTCCCCTTGTTGCAATATCTAAAGCCGCAATAGAAGAGCCCCATAACATTTGTTTCTTTTCTACTCCCGCCTGAATAGGATTTAATTCAACATTCTGCGGCTGCTCGAGTCCGCCTTGCTGGGTTAATATCTCTTGCTTCTTTGCTTCCATAGCTGCTCCTGTGGCTTGCTGCTGCAAATCTGGGGTATTCTGGCCGCCTTGCTGAGTCATTTGCTTAGCTGCTTGTTTTACAGCTTGCTTATTGTCTCCGCCTATTTGCGCTGCCAACTGCTCTCTCTGCTGAATAAACTCGTTTCCAGCTTGCTGTCTTTCTCTTAATTCTGCTGCTAATTCTTCGGGTGTTTTTTGTTTAACCATTTTTTCTTATGTTCTCATTATTGTAAAGTACTGAGGGCGAGGGTTAATTTTTCGATTGCTGTATTATTTGCTTTCAAAATCTTCTCTGTCCTGAACATGAACCATAAAACTACAAATACGGGAAAGCCAAATTCTTTTATATACTGAATTAATATTTCTTCAACCATTATACGTTCCTCCCAGCTTGCAATTCTGAAGACTGGAATCCTGTTTGCCCTGTGTTTGCTGCTTCGCTTGCTTGCATTTCTGGGACCATGCTTTTTGGCTCATCAAATTTTACATTGATTGCTAACTGGCTCCATAAATCCGCCTCAACTTCGGAAGCCTCGCTTTTATATGGCTGCTCAAAGCTGAAAAAATTAGTCTTGCTGCTTGCTTCGGTGAAACCCTCGCTTCCTCCGAGAACTGATTTACTAACCCCAACAGCCAAATAAAAGAAGGATTCTAAATATTTTATCCACTCGCTATGCTCTGCTGTGCTTAACTGAGGGACATCTGGGAAGGCTGTATTCCCTTTTGGCACCAATAAAACTTCTCCGTTCTTTATTGCTTCCAAATAATCTCTCTTCAATGCTGCGTATCTTGCAGTGTCGTCCATGTCCACTTCAATTACTCTTATTGTGCTCCTGTGCATTGTTCTTCTCTTGTCTGCCATCGCTTCGTTCCTTGCGTCAATTACCCACTTGCATGACTCTATTACGCTGGTACCATGAATCTCAGAGGCCACTCGGTCATTGCAAAAATGTAAAATCCTCTCTTTGTCAATCTTCCTTACTCCTTCCAGCGTCACCTCTTCATATCTTTCTATTAATCCCTGCTTATTGCAGACATGAACAATAGTCTGAGGATTCAATGGCTTTAGATTGATTAATGTCCCCTTGTCATTCCTGATAATTTCGGAATATGCGTCACCATTGACTTTCTTTACAATAATCATATTTTGAATTATGCTCGAAAATGTATCCTCTTCCCAGCCCCTTAATCTTTTTAGTATTGCTGTGGTTGTAATGTCTGCTGTCCAGCCTTTCCCAGCTGCCCACATCGCCAAAGCGTCAATAGCTTTTTTTAATTCTGGAATCTGCTTATAATATCCGAGATATTCATTCCACTTAGAATTGTACCATCTCACTTCGTCGGATTCTGCTGTGTCTAAGGATTTTGCTGAAACAGAAAAATCTAATCCCGCACTATTCAATGCTGTTGTTGCTGTCTGCTGTATGTCTGTGTCTGCCATTTTAACTTATATCTATTTTAGCTGGTAGTAACAGCTGGAATTTAGTTGGATTTAAACTACTATCTGGAATTAATGTTCCATTCCTATTTAAAGGGTCGTGTCCTAAAATAACATACGTAAACGTTCCACTTGCTGCGGCTAAAACTCTAACATGCTCCCCTATCTTAAATACTGTTGTTGGTATGGTTATTCTTCCTGTCTGAGTAAATCTCCCATGTCCTGCTGCAAACGATGTATGTCCTGTTTGTAATGTTCCTAACGTTGTTACAACTCCAGACAAGTCAACTTTCTGAATTGTTATTAACCAAGAGACATCAGTTGCACCGACTGCGTACTGGTCGTGACTGAAAGAAATAAATGCTGTTCCTTGAATTATTTTAGGAAAATTAAAGTTTGCTGCGTCAAATTGAAATGTACTCGCTTGTGTCTCTACTTCTGAACTTGCGATTGTCTCTCCAGTCATTGCGAATACGTTACTACCACTCAGTGACGAACTAAATCCTTGAAAAGTTATAAAACCTGAACCTTCAGCTATGTCTATGTAATTGTAACTTGCGATTACTCCTGTTCCCTGATTTAAATATTTATTTGGTATCATGGTGTGTGTAACGTGTTGCTCTTAAAATCTTTTAAGATATTCAATCCCTCCCTTGCGACATCATCCTGAACATTTAATCGTGTAATCACTTCTGAATTTCCTTGATAACCTGACGTATCATAACTTATAATTTCTTTTGCAATCAGCGATGAACATATGTCTGCGAGAATATTCTTTATTCCTGTTGGGAGTGTTGCATAGTTTGAAACCCATGACCTTCTTGTTTCTGCTTCTATTCTACCTTCTTTTTGGTCAGACCATTGTGCTAAGATAGAACCACTTAAGATTATACTTGAGTTTGCGTATACTCCAGCTTTTACAACTGCTGAACCTGATGTACATAAAGTCCAACTCATCTTATACTTGCCAGCCTCCGAGACAATTCTTTCATAGCTTCCACGAGCTCTTGATAAACCTGATACATCGCCCAATCTGCGTCTTCTAAAATTATTTTATTGCTGGTTGTCTTGGGGGATATTTCTATTTTGCTTGCTGTTGCCATTTAAATATAAGAGAAGCGGACTTTATTAAGTTTATCTTTTATGCACCATGCAGCCCTAACTATCCCTTCTACGATGTGGCTGTTATCTCCAAATATTCTCATGGTTGCCCCGCCCTTTTCATTTAGGTATTCATACTGAATTGATTTGAAAGATAGCCAGATATTGCTATCATCAAGAAGAAGAATCTTGCCCTTCTCCATTAATTGCAAAAGATTGTTATGCAAATCTTCCTTGAGGAGCTTCTTCTTCTTTGGGGTCTTGTCAATATTGTATTCTATGATTCTCTGGGAATTGTTTAGGGCGATTGTTTTCTTTTTTGTCTGGGGATTGCTGAGGAGAGAATCAAAGACACCAACCCCTATCCCTCCATCATCTAAATAGATTCTCTTGAAATTGTATTGTGTGTCCAGCTGCAGAATCTTCTCTGTTATCTCGGAGAGTCTCACGTACTTCCAGACAATATTCTCCCGATGGTACAGCTGCTCATCTTTGCGTTCTACAATCTCAAACGTGGTCTCATCGCCCCCCATTCTTGCCAAATCACAGCCAAGATAGAAATCTCTCCCTTCCTTTCCAATTACAGACCTTTGATAAATCATGCTTCTTCTTATAACCTCGTCGCTATAAAACTGGCACAGCTCATCAATAAACTGCCCGAGATATTCCTGCCCGTATTCTCTTATTGACATTCTCCTCTTCTCTGCTTCCAGAAATCCAATAGCTTTATCTTTTTGTATCTCTTTCCATGTCGGGCATATTTCTCTATTCTTCACGACCTCTTCGCTATTGAGATGCCATCTTTTAAAGTTCTCATCATTAAAGCATTGATAGAAATAACCTGATTTTCCGTGAGGTGTCGATATTAAAATAATGTCTCCGCCCGTTGTTAATAACATTGGAGTGACTGCAGCCCAAACATCGTCCGGCATAAAAGCTGCTTCGTCTGCAATAAGCATATTAATCGTAAATCCTCTTGCTCCGAGACCTGATTGCCCGACTGCCTTTGTCCTTATTATTGAATCGTTCTTGAGCTCGAGCTTGCTTTTTGTTGGTCTGGACTTTCCTTGTTTGATTGCTCTGGGGTTCTTCTCTTCAATATATAAAAGACATTTCTGCAGAAGGAGAATAGCTTGGTCTTCTGTGACGCTGATAATTAAGACTTGCTTGCGGGGATTGTTTAGGCAGTATTCTACGGCTTTTTGTGCAATACATTGGGATTTTCCTGTTTGTCTTCCTGAGCAGATGCATAAATTTCCTTTGGCTTCTATTATTTCTTTCTGCCATGGGTCGAGCTTAATCATTCTTTTTTTAGGATTTTCTTTTTTAAAAATCTTTGTAATTTTTTTTATTTTTTTTATCTGGTTGTTGGGACCCCCCTTTCCCCCCTAACAAGAAAATGATAATCGTCGGCATTTTTTCCACACGAAATGTAGGTATAGCTAACCTTCATTTCCACTGGAGAATATAGTACTCTAAACATTCGCTTAAGTGATGTTGTGCGAACTTATCGACGATAAAAGTACGTTTTATGCAATCTCCATAGGAAATAGGGGTTAATTAGCTACACATGAAAATAGCTCTTTTTTGACACCTTCATTTCCTGTGGAACTCGATTTTGTTACTCCTTCACAGCGACGAGATGAAACATTTATTTTCGTATTGCGTAGCTATGCAATTACTCCGTAATTGCTACGCAATCAAACTTATTAAATGTTGAGCCGAGGAGCTGTGAAGGTATTATCACTCTTTAGTTGTCATAAACAATTATAAATAAGAAAGAATTGATAATGTTCTGCTTTATTGATTAAGCAGGACAGGCAAGGAAATAATATTAAGAGGGCAAGGCTATTAATATTGTTGGCGTGACAGATTGCTTGTGCGTCTTCTTATTATTTGGGGGGGTGTTATGTTAGGTGTATGTATGTATGTATCGTGGGGGGGAGATTGCTAAGAGGGGGGGACAGAGACACAACATTTAAATACTCAAATACATATCTATTTGTATGAAGACACATACAACCCTTTCAGTTGAACCTAATTTACTTGAAAAAGCGAAGAAAGAGGGAATTAATTTGTCTGATACTTTTGAAAATGCAATTATTGAAAGATTGCATTGTGGAGGCAAAGTGGCTGAAATAAAAAAACTTGAAGAAGAAGAATGGTCTTTAAGAAAGCAAATTAAGATTAAAGAACAATATGAATTTGCTCGGCAATTCATTAAAGATTGTTTTAAGATGCTTACTGGTTTGGATATGAGTGATGAGGAGTTTCAAAAATATCACGAAAGATTTAAAGAAGAAGTAAAGGGCTGGAATCTGAAGAATTATATTGAAGAATCAGGATTAAAAATTTTAACATGAGCAAAAATAAGCTCTATAATAAAGGAATTAGATTTGAGAGAGAAGTTGTTGCAATATTCAAAGCTGCGGGGTGGGACGCAATACGCTCAGCTGGCTCACATTCTCCCTATGATGTTATTCTGATAAAAAAAACAGAATTAAATAAAAAAATATTGTTTGTTGCTTTTGTGCAATGCAAAGTTCGAGCTATTCAATAGCGACCTTTTCAGCTGCGATTCTCATCTCGCACATTGTTTTGATAGCGTTCTGGAGCTTTAGGAGCTTCTCCAATCGTGCAATATCTGCTATGGCACTATCTTTTACCTCTGTCCAAAATGCTTCATCTTTTGTGCCTATCTTCGCTATTGGCTCTTCTTTCTTTTTTCCGAATCTCATTCTGCTGCTATAAAATAAACTTCTCCTTCCTCAGTCTTTTCAGCTTTCATGAACTTGGCATTTGGCACTTGCTTTAAGAACTGCTTCATTTTAGATAAAGTATTTGAGCTTATAGTGTATTTCCAGTTTTCTATATCAATATAGAAATAATCAACCAGCTTCCCGTTCTTCTCAAAGTTATCTTTCTTTATCTCGACATCGACAGGTATCTTAGCAAGACTAAAAATGTCTTTCTTCGTGTATGCTAATGCGGCTTCTTTTAGAGTTGTCATGTTTTTTTGCCTCCTTTCACTTGATTATCTAATAATTCTTGCTGTAAACCCAATATCATTCTTACTAAATATTCCTTAGTTGATTCGTTTAACATTTCTTTAAATTCCCAGTCTAATTCTCTTTTACATCTATCACAAAATTGTTTTTTATTTTCCATATTTGTATTTCATTACCCCTTGAATTGTTTGATTGAGCCCGTTGAATTTATCTGCTTTCCAGTCTTCTAAGCCCAATTTCTCTTTATCTTCCACGCTTATTCTTGCTAACAATGGCGGCAATCCCATTATCAAAGTCCTCATCTGGTTATTAAGATGCACGTCCATAATAATTTGGGCTGCGTCTGTGGCTTGGCTTAAGCACGTTGCATATCCGTAGCTCATGCCAGCTGCAATTCCAATCAAGAGCCAGACAATCATCAGCGCAATTGCTATCATTGTTTTCATTCTATGAACCTAAAATGTTTATTTAATTTCTGAATTTCAATCTCAAGAACATCACTATTGGGAATAGCTTTTAAAAATCCTAATATTAATAGCCAACATTCTTCAGGTAATATATCTCTTATCATATTAATTTCTCTCCTGCAAGAGCATTTATTTTTTGAAATATAAGAACATTAGGCACGCAATCTCTTAATTCTTCTTTCAATCTTTTTATAAATTCTTTTACATCTTCTGCAACTTTGTTTAGATTAGAAATTGTGGCCTCATTCTGTTGTTCAATAATTCCTTTGACAGCAGATTTAAGATGCTCTTTTCTGTATTTTCTTAAATCATCCAAATCCTTTTGTAAAAGGCTTATCTGGCCATATATTTTATCGCTTAAATTAAATTCTTCTGTCATATTTTTACCTCGATTAAACCCTTAAATCTTATTTCTTCTTTAGTTTCTGTTCTCTCTAATTTTCCTTCTTCGGCTGCTAATTGAATTAAATTAAGCATAACTCTATCTTTGTCCCCTTCATCTCCCTGTGTTTCAAAAAATATCATAATATTCCCGCCTGAGCTTCTTCCATGTGATGTTTAGCCACGCATACTCTACAGCTTGGCTCTTTATGTGCTTCTTCCCTGAATCCGCAGAGCTCGCACTCCCAAACGTCAATATAGTTTCCATTATAATCTAAAGTTTGTCCAGCGTATTTCATATTTTCCTCCAATGAAAAACTATTATGCCTACTTCTTCATCATGACCATAGGCTTCCATTAAATCGAAACCCAGACCAATTCTTTTAAATTCTTTTACCAATATCTTCATTGCTTTCATTGTGGCTTCATTTGATATTTTAGCTTTATTTAATTTCATTCTTCGTCCTCCATTTCTTCATAGTCTGGCTCTTCTTCTTCGTCCTCGTATTCTTCCGCAAGGTCGTTTATCATTTCTTCTTGTGATTCTGGTGTCATTTTAGTTTTACTGATGTGTAGCATTTTGGGCACGTTGTATAAGCTGGGTACTTTCCCGCTTTCTTCTTCCCCTTGTACGTCCATTCATGCTGGCATCTTGTGCATTTAGTTCTCATTGTCCGAACCTGCTTAACATTTCATTATTTATTTTTTCAATCTCATCAATATCTAAAGATAAAATCTTAATATCCCAATTATATTTGCCCTTTGTGTTCTTGTATATTTTTATTGATGGGTGCTGCTCTAAAAACTTTATATTCTGTGCGCTTAGTGGCATTATTTCTGTGTTGTCCATTTTGATGTTAGGTCGTGGGGAGATTATCCCCCGTACTCTATTTTTTTTAGATGGCGGCAAAAGGGGTGAGCCGAAAACCGCCATCTAATAACTTACAAATATCAGTAAGTAAGTAAGTATTTAAACTTTTCGGTGATACCAGTTATTGTACCATTCATCGTAACGCCTGCAAAGTAGATATGTTTTCTCAGTGCATCTGTAAT